TCAGTGGCGTTGCCGCGTGGATAGCACCACCAAATTTCACCATAACGCGTCACCTTGAATGCAAACACCTTGGTGCGAGCGCTATTGTTGATGCCGTCGAAAAAATGATTGAGATTCATCTGGTTGGGTACTTCGCGTACCACACCATTGAACATCAAGAACCGATCCACACCACACCAGAAAAACACGCCGTCGTAGTCAACAACACAAAACTCACTAATGATCGATGTGTCTGTGGCGATCACGTCAAATTGAAATATGGTTGCTCCGCCGACGTAAGTCGCACGGATCACCGCATCATATGCCCAGAAGATGCCTGCCGGAGCGCTTCCTGAACCGGCGCGCAACGGCATCCCTTTGATGATTTTCTGGCCCCACACACGCGCGATGCCTGCGCCGCCTGCGAGGTCGGTTAGGTTGGTGGGCTCACCCGGCTTAGACCAGCCGATGATGCCGTCTGTACCGTAGTAGAAAAGGTAAGGGTGCAGAGAAACGATCCCACCAGTGCAATTGGCATCCGGCGGCAATGTGACGGAATACAATTCACCCGTCCCCAAAACCTCGCCAAAGAAAATCTGACCGTTCACATCGTTGCAGATGCACTGCTTGTTCGGTGCAACGTGAGCGATGAGATAGTTCTGATTTGTTGACGAGTCGTATTGGTAATCGAACATCCACAAGTTCTGTGATGACTCTACCAGCTCAAATGAGCCGCCTGCCATGTTGGTGTGCGTCTCAGTTATTGTGGTGGTCGTGACCGCAACCGCGTATAAATTGGGATCAGAGCCAACATTGATGTCAGCTTCGATCGTGATGACGGCGGCGGCGGCAGTGGCCGCGTAACCGTGCGAGGCTGTGCCGACGTTGATGTCTGTTGCTACGTCATCAGCCGTGGTCGCCAAATCAGTGTTAAACGCCACCGCGCCTGTGAGCAATTCCACAGAATCAATGGTTATGCTGTCGACAGAACCTCCCGCTCCGCTAGTCAACGTGACCGTGCAACTGGCAGCAGCGTCCACAGGTGTGCGATCGGTGACGATGGAGCTGTTAGCCGTTGAGTCAATCGTAAACCGCTCAAGGGTGCTGGAGCTGCCGGAATGACAATAGATGAAATTTTGCTGAGTGAACGCAGAAAAACCACGGCTGATCTGAGTAAGATATTTCTGTGTTGAGCGATAACCACCAATCTTGCGCGGCAAACCGCGCTGCCAACGCACCCAGTTTCCGTCGACGTAAAAATCGCCTTCGTACTTGGTGCCGTCCCGCTTGATGCCGGGCATCGACTTAAGAATGATGGTGGTTTCAGCCATCAGAATGCGCCGCCATCAACGCTTCCTGCCTGCGCCGCGCCGAGCGCGGACCAAGCTGCAGCTTGACTCGCGGCGGTGAAAAGTGCGATGCCTGTGGCGGTACCGCCCAAATTTATGCGCGCGCCGGAAGCTGTGGTGGCTGCTGTGCCACCTTGATTAATAGCCAGCGGCAACGAAACGCCTGCCGTGCTAGCATTCAAGACGTCGGTGCCGTCACAATACAAGATGGCGCGCTCGCCTTGCGCAACGATCACGTCGGTCCCGCCGCCCGAAGGTTCAATGGTGAGAGTGTAAGCGCCGGTGGTCTGATTGTCGACCCAATATTGCTGCACCGTGGCCGGCACGATGATCGGACGAGCGCCCGTCAGCACACCAGTAAACCGATAAGCGACGCGGTTCAGTTCGCTTCCTGTCAAGGTGTAATCGCCGCTGCCAGGGACATCAATGACCGTGTAATCAAACGCAAAAATTGCCGATTGGCCGAAACCGATGGTGTTGTAATTCGTGCCGTCGGAAACGATTATGGCAGATTCATCTGGTTGAAAACTCAGCGATCCCGACCCATCGATGGTCTGTGCACCCGGCGGCTCTGCGGAAATGGCACCCGTTCCGCTGTTGCGTAGATACAAAAACCAGTTATCTCCTGTCGACGTGGCGTCCGGCAGCGTGAATGTGCCGCCTGCGCCAGTCCACTTGAACATCTTGGCGCGGTCGGTGACATCGGCGGAATAATTTGAGTTGAACGTGGTGACCGGGACGGATTGGCTCAACAACGTACCTACGGCGACGATGCCTGTTCCGGCCAAGGAGCTGGCATTGGCTTGGCTGACCGCCGCGCCATATTGCAACGCCTGCCAAGTGCCTGCGGCTGTGGTGTTGTTCGTGAGGTAAACTTGCCACAACTCACCAGCCGCCACCGTGACGACTTGCACACCCGTGCTGGTGCGCACCGTGATGATCTCTGCCCCGGTGTTGTTGAAAAGAATTGTGTTGCCCGTAGCCGTCCTGTTGGCGGCAGGCAGGTATATGCTCAGCCCCGCGCTCGCTGAGATGTCCATGATCCTGGTAGCGAGGTTTTCACTGGCAGAAGTTTCTTCCGGCCAGCTCAAATAAACGCTTGTGGTCAGCGCGAGCGCCGAATAGCTTATCTCGCTTGGGTAGATGTTCGCGCCGCCGAAGACGTCAGTGTAATTGGTCATTACGCTTCACTCCTGGTGGCGGTGCGATCCAAGATGCGCTTGAGATCCTCTCCACTGATTGCTTGTGCGGCGCGATCGTACATCGCTTGCCAAATCTGAATTCGGTCATCCTTTTTAAGGAAAGGAGTTGCTTCGAGCAGCGTGGCGTACAGCAATAAGTCCGGCGCGTACTCAGTTAGCCAGTTGGTTTGGAAGTCGTCGCCGAGGAGCGCGGGTTGTTCGTAGTAAAGGATTTCCCACGTTTGCGCAGCATCGGGTGTCGGCGCGAGCAACCAGTGTTGGTAGTCGTAATCTGCGTAAAATTCTGGCGCGTCAAGTTGCGCTTCATCGGGCCAATAATTGCGACAATATTCGTACGACCGCGCAAAAATGGGTGTTCCGTCGATCGTCATGCTGACCGTATCGCGCCAGCGGTCAGGCTTGCGATAAACAGCCACACCCGTTTGCAGCGGACTTTCCACTGCACGGATTAAGCCTTGGATCTTCAATTCACGAGCGATGCGCCGTTCGCCCAAAGTGATAAGGCGTGGAAGTTGCTCGTAGACAATGCCATCACTTTCTACAGTGAAGCCGCGTTCGAGATAACGTCGAACGTCTACCAGCAAACTATCATAGGTCATGCTATATGACATGCGGACTCCGGAACCAGTTTCCGCAGCTGCTACAGCATGCGCCGTTATGTTGAATTATCACCTTGAACGCATAAACAAGGCAAGTGTGATTTTTTGAATTAAGCATCATAAATCATTACTGCTTTAAGGGTGTCACCCCGGTTCACGGCGTCGGCCCACCAACTGGATCAATTGCACCAGCCGGTGATTGCGTCATCACCTCAGTACCGGCAGGTACAGCAACGCCCGTTGGGCTTTCGTTCATAGGTCCATAGCAATCGGCCAGCTTGGCTCCGTTTATATTTTTAGAACGAAGTTTACAAGGAAAGCTGAACATGTTGCTCATGCCACCACCAGCCGCAGTCGTTGTCGTGAACTTACGAAACGCTGCCGGGGTGTTGGCCCAGGTTGGTGCTTGAGGGAAACTGTCACGGGGCTGGAACAGGCTCCAGACCTCAGTGGGGCCAGGAGGGGCGCAGGAGCTATCCATCAGGTCCATGTCTGCGAGCGCAGGACCGCGCAGCACCGGACATACAGCAACGCCCAGCGGGAACACCTTACCGCCCACGGTAATGGTCTTGCCGGGGACAGGAGTTGTTGGACTGGCCGCGCACAAAGCGAACTCGCCTTTGCAGACCTGGATCGTCATGGCGTGAGCAGGAGCCGCAAGTGTCAGCGCCGCAGCGATCAATAACTTCTTCATGTTCGTTCCCTATTTCCCAGGCGATTTCTGGCTGTTGCGAGTACCAAACCACCACAATACGCAAGTCGTCGTAAGGTACATGATGGTGTTTACGATCAGGTCATGGACGCGCATTGCGTCAGCGGTGGCGAACGATACACCCGCCATGATGGTGCGGGCCTCGACGTAAATTAGGGTCGTAATCGCGCACAGATAGATCGTGAGGCCAGGGCGCACTATGCCGCGCACGAAGTCCAGCAGCACCAGCATGAAGCCCGCCACAGGCCCTATATTGGCTCGTGCGCTGTACTGCTTAGGCTCCATGCCAAAGGACGCTGCGAACGACGTCTCCGCCGCTACAGTTTCCTTGGCGGTGGCTTCGATGGTTGCTACCTGGGTCCGCGCAGCCCACTCCTGGGCCATAAGCTCGCCGTCGATACGGCGCATGCTGGCCTCATGTTCATGGTCCATCTTCTTCATTTCGAGTTCCTGCTTAACTTTCAGGAAGTCAAAGAAGCGTTGGAACGCCACGCCTAGCAGGCCGGTTATGCCGCCGCTAAATATTGATCCCAGAAACCCTAACATCGACGATCTCCAATTCAAACGGCTGACGGGCCATTGCCGCCTCTAGTTTCCTCACCGCAAAGGCTGACAACAACACGGCCTTCTGCCCATCCATCACGCCCAGCTTCTCACCCAACGCGATGCACCCATACAGCTGGCACTTCAGGCCGCAAGACCTGTCGCCCATAAAGTTCGCTGAGTGTATGCGTATCCCGGCTCGATTGGGTACGCTATCCACAAGATACATCTGCCGCTTGAAAGCATTTGAGTATGTCCACAAGCATTTATAATTACCCGCCGGTATGCAGGAGGCGTTCGAGGCGTTGCCCTTCTCCTGTAGCTCGCCGGTAAACAGCGTAGTGCTGCCAAAAGTTATGCGCCCAAAGGTGCCTTGGTCAGAACTCTCCAGGCGCTCTAGGACGGCTTTCATGCCGTCTTCAGCACCAAGCCCAACAGCAACACGATAATAAACCCTGTCGTGCAGATCATAATCTGCTCAAGCCGCTTTAATCGTGCCTCGATGGCCGCGTATCGCACAGCGCAGATGTCGATGTGCGCGTCTATTTTGTATTCTGCGTTCACGACGCGAATCCTGTCTCTACCCAGGACAGCGTCTCTTCATTCCAACTGTACATCTTGCCGTCAGTCGGCATCGGCACGGGGGCTTGCCAATCGGCGTTATCGTCCAGCGCCCATGAGGGGTACGGCTGTGGCGTGATAAACGCATCCCGGCCAGCATCGTAGGTGTAGCCAATACCGGCGTAACGCTTGCGGATATTGCCGTTGTAGCTGGTCTGCTTCCAGACCCCGCCTAGCAGGCGTTCACAGAAAGCCGCGCCAATGTATTCTTTCTCCACACCATTTGCATCGGCGGTGTCGGGGTTGCCGACAACGATGACCCGTAGGACTACATTGTTGGCATCTAATTCAGCGAAATGGGCCACAAGATTTTCCTTATAACGTGATGCTACCTGATCCGGTCCATTGATACACGCGATAGCCACCCGCGACGGTAATAGTTGGGGAACCTGTCGTGGATGTCGCTGCGGGATAAGTGTCGGCGTAACGAATAATCACGATGCCAGAGCCGCCAGCGCCGCCAGACGCTGTTGAGTCGTTACCGCGACCTCCTGCGCCGCCACCTGTGTTTGCCGTCCCGTCCCCGGCACCGCCCCCTTTGGACCCGCCAACGCCGCCGCCGCCGGAACCCGCAGCACCACCAGCGCCGTTATAACCGCCGCCGCCGCCGCCACCTGCATAGGTGACAGAAGCCCCTGAGTAGCTGTTAGCAGTTCCAGAACCGCCAGCACCGCCTATGTCGCTGCCTTGCCCTTGTTGGCCCGCACCTGTAGCACCGCCACCGCCACCAGCGGAGTTCAAGCCGTTATCGGCTCTACCACCATTACTCCCTTGAGATGGGCTTACAGATGGCGAATTTCCCGCACCACCTGAAGGCGAGGTCCACCCCGCACCGCCGCCCGAGCCACCACCACCTCCACCGCTGAACTGTTGACCGCCATAACCGCCCCCCGCAGAGGTAATGGAACTAAAAACGGAGTCACTACCTGCGGTGCCAGTACCATTATTGCCAGCGCCACCGCCGCCCACCGTGACGGTGATGGGGGAACCTGATGCAACAGCAAGCGCGGCTGCTGTTCTAAAACCGCCTGCACCACCCCCGCCGCCGACACCATCACCATTTGAGCCAGCACCTCCACCGCCACCCGCGACTACAAGGTAGTCTACGTTTGGCGTTGTGGTGACAAAGCTCCGCATGTTTTGGTATGCAGCTTGAAGTGCGCCGCTCATCAGGTAAGGCCCGATCCTGAGATTAGCCAAGTTGTCGAGGTCATCTTGATCGCCGTGGCAGAGCCATATCGCGCCAAGCTTCGTGATCCCGTTGTTCCAGCCGAGGACAAATACATCGTGTCTGTTGTGATCGCTATCGTCACGACCTGACTGGTCATGTTGATAAACGTAAGCGCCGTCCCGGTTGGGTAAGCCACAGAACTGTTCGCGGGGATCGTGAACGTCCTCGCGTTGGCGTCAGTTGACGGATGGAATATGTGCTTGCCAGCATCAGCCAAAACCAGCGTGTATGCCGCGCTCTGACTGTTCTGCGGGATGTTCTTGAAGCCGACCTGATCGGTTCCGTCAGCAGTGCAAGATGACAAGTTACCAGATGCCGGTGTTCCAAGAGCAGGGGTGGTAAGCGTAGGCGAAGTCAGCGTCTTATTGGTCAGCGTCTCGGTGCCAGCAAGCGTTGCGAGTGTGTCCGTGACATTGGGCAGCGTCAGGGTGGTGCTAGAAGACAGCGTCGCAGGCGTTAGCGTTACGCGATAAGAAGACGACCCACCGGCTCGACCAGTCAGCGTCAAGCCGTCTTGAGTTGACGTGCCGGTTCCAAAAATTTGGCCCGTGGCGTTGTGAAATGTGTTTGCGCCAGTGAAAGCGTTGTTGCCTGCCGCTGTGATGGATGTGACGAATGACAAATTGCCAGAACCATCTGTTGTGATGAGTTGATTGGCTGAGCCATCGGCGGTCGGGTATTTCAACCCGGCGGGATTGTTGATGATCCGCTTAACGGTGCCGGAAGCATTTTCTGCATAAAGCGCCATGTCGCCGTCTGCAATATTGAACCCTAACTCGCCCTGCGCCAGATCTGCAGCAACCGGAGCGGCTGAGGCTGTGGTGCTACGATAAAGTTGGATTGGCGTGTAACCTGATTGAGCCATGTTTCACCTCAAAAGATAAATTTCATTAGAATGTTCCCCCAGAGATGCCGCTCCAACTTGGCGCTCCGCCGGTCGTTGCGATCAGCACTTGACCACTTGTGCCATTGGCGGTTGCAACGGGAGAAGCTCCAGCGCCGCCGCCGTAAACAACGCCGTACTGCGTGAGCGCCGCTGACGTTGCCCAAGTTGATGCGCTGCTGAAATAAGGAATGCCGCCGCTTGTACCAGCAACAGTGAGGGCTAAGGTTCCGCTGCTTGTGATGGGTGAGCCAGCGACCGATATCAAGCCACCAGTAAAGCTCTGCGCGACACTGGTAACCGTCCCTGTCGTTGTGTCTGTTTCCCAAGCTGGAACACCAGCCGTGACCTTCAACACCTGACCGCTTGTGCCGATCGCCAGCTTCGCAAGAGTGTTTGAGCCGCTGGAATAAAGAGTGTCGCCTGTGACGTATGTTGTCTGCGCTGTGCCGCCATTAACAGCCGCCAAGGTGCCAGCCAAGGTAATTGTTCCGCTGCTGGTAACAGGTCCGCCGCTCGTCGTCAAGCCAGTCGTTCCACCAGACACGGCGACACTGGTGACGGTTCCGCTTGTGGCTGGTGATGCCCAACTTGGCGCTCCGCTGGTCGTTGCGGTCAGCACCTGGCCTGTCGTACCGGCTGCGGTTGCAACAGGGGTCGCGCCAGCACCACCGCCATAAATCACGCCATATTGAGTTAGTGCGGCTGACGTTGCCCAGGTCGATGCGCTGCTGAAGTAGGGGATGCCGCCGCTTGTGCCAGCAACAGTGAGTGCTAAAGTTCCGCTGCTTGTGATGGGCGAACCGCTGACCGAGATCAAGCCGCCCGTGAAGCTCTGCGCAACGCTGGTGACGGTGCCTGTGGTTGTGTCTGTTTCCCAAGCTGGAACACCAGCCGTGACCTTCAACACTTGAGCCGAGGTGCCGATGCTCAACTTCGCAAGCGTGTTGGCACCGCTGGCATAAAGCAAGTCGCCTGTGACGTAGGTTGTCTGTGCTGTTCCGCCATTAGCAGCCGGGATCGCAGTGCCGCTAAATGTCAGCGCAAGAGTTCCGCTCGATGTGACCGGGCTGCCGCCAACAGTCAGGAACGCGGGAGCCGACAACCCGACGCTGGTCACAGTGCCTGTCGTTGTGTCTGTTTCCCAAGCTGGAACGCCAGCCGTGACCTTCAACACTTGACCGCTTGTGCCGATCGCTAGCTTAGAAAGCGTGTTTGAGCCGCTTGAATAAAGAACATCACCCGTCACGTATGTTGTCTGCGCGGTGCCGCCGTTGACCGCAGCAAGGGTGCCAGCCAAGGTGAGCGTGCCCGAGCTCGTCACCGGCCCACCGCTGAACGTCATCCCGGTTGTGCCACCCGAAGCATTTACAGACGTCACGGTTCCTGCACCGGCAACCGGAGCCCAAGCGAATGCGGCCCCATCCCAGGACAAAAAGGTGTCGGCTGTAACCGGCGCAGTCAAAAAATCAGTTGTGTTGGTGGAGATTTGGTATGGGATGCGGTTGGCTGCGCCGCCATTCAGATTGTCGGCTTGGCCTACGTTCAGCGTGCTTTGATTTACCCAGAGATACTCACCAATGCCGTTGGACTGCAACATTTGGCCGGCAGCACCGACCGGACCGACGTATAATCCGTCAGCGCCACACCAAATCATCGCACCTTCGTCCGGAACGATTGATTTGGCTGTGCCGCCGTTGCTGAGACCTAAAATGTTGTCGACTTGATCGTCATCAGAGAGATCAACAGCCGGGTGCTGGTGATCAATGCGCGCGATATCTGTAGAAACACCCGCAACACCCGCTTGAAACCCGGCTTGCGGCGCAGAATTCGAAAGATTTGCGTTCAAGGTGACGTTGGCGCTGAGTGCGCCACCACCATTCAAACCCGTGCCGGCAATAACTTGTCGGTTGTCTGGAACATAACCCGTGATCGTTGCAGGAATGCTCGTGGCTGCGGTAACGCGTCCCGTGCTGTCAACCGTAAACACCGGGATGTCCGTAGCGGTGCCGTAAATTCCAGGCGTTACGCCTGAATTAGCCAACTGCACAGAGCCCACGCCGCCCGAAGCGATACTCAACGTGACGTTGGAACTAAGTTGTCCGCCGCCTTGCAACCCTGTCCCGGCAATAACTTGGCGCGAAGTGGGAACACCAGCAACGCTCAAAAGATCTCCGACGCGAATTTGATAATTATTGCCTTGATAAACAATCATCATCAAAGAATCTTCGTCTGCCACCGGAGCGACCGGCAGCTGTGTGATCCTTGTCGGTATCAAATTGCTGGGCACATCTACCATTTAGAACTCCAAATATCCTTCACCATCTTCAGTGATGAAGAACTCATCGCCTTGTTCTTGTATCACGCCTGCAGGATGGGTGTTGATTGGTGTGTCGGGGCGATTAAACGGCAAAATGATTCTGTCGGGCGCACGCGGCGCAAGACGGTACGGATCATATTCGTCGCGATCAGCTTCGCAAACCATGAGACCCGGAAAGTTTGGATCTGAGGCCAGCTCTGACAACAACATCTTGCGCGAGCACCGACCGCATATGCCGATGCCGAAAGTTGGTTGCCCTGCTGGGTCGAGGAATTTGCCACCACTCATTTTGTGTAGCACCCGATGCCAGGGTTGATCTGGATTGGCGATCCATCATTGTCGCCATCCCAAGCGCGCTGTTGACTCATACCAGCTTTTTGTTCTAGCATCGGCATCAATTCTGCAGCCACGGCAGGCGTTTCTGCCGCCACACGCGCGGCTAAACCGTTGATGATCGCTTCCAACCAACGATTCGGGATTTCGATTTCCTGCTGAAGATTTTCGGTGTCCATGATGTTGCGATGCCGCCAGAGCACAAGTTGCGCCGCCTCAGCATCCGAGAATGGCGCTGGCCACAGATAAACAACCGGCTCCGGCAAATCGCGTTGGAAATAATAGCTGCTTGGGCGTCCTGGGAACACCTTGTTGGACTGATTTACGTAGCTGTCGCGGTTCAGCTGACCCAGAGGTATTTCTTGAGGCAAATTGCCTAAAGTTATCTCTGAATAATTGATGGTGCTCGCAGACGTAATTCGGAAATAAGCGTAAGGCAAAGCGCCACTTATGTCTGTCCATGTTATTTCACCAGAACTAACAGCGTCCGATGAACTTCCTACAGTAACCCAAACAGAGCCATTCGCGCTAACCTGGAACGTCACAGCAACGGACGCCGCTGACCATTTTATGCCTATGGTGTTGACCGTGGTTTGTGTTGTGAAACTGACCGTGTAAGTGGTAGATGTTGTGGTCACAACGCCATCGAGGACTTGCAACACGCGATAATTCAAATTCAAAACCTCCACCGTGCCGGAAGGGAGTGTGACGGTGGGTTGATTTTCGTACATCGGAAGAATCAATTTCTCGATGCACCAGCTCGGCGTCTTGATATTTGCAAGCTCCGACAGCATTACATACAAAGAATCTAGAGCATAACTCTGCATTTCTGCGGTGATAGCTTGAGCTGGCAAACGACAGCGCCTGAAAGCGTGATCTACCACTTTCAGCGCATTGAACGTCGTGCCGCTCACATTACCAGAGTATGCCACGCCTTCTCCGTATTCCGGTCAGAGATGGCTGCTGGTTCAGCACGCCCGAATGGTTTCAGTGAATTATAGGTGAATAGCGCTGGAAGAACAACTCATTTTTTCTTCCCGCCGTGCTTGTAAGCCGGGATCATTGGCTCGCGCGGTGCCACAGGCATAGCGCGGCGCTTAATGCCGGGATCCTTATTGTTTTTGATCCCCAAAGCAGAAGAATCACGCAACATTTCAAGACCACCAGCAGGAGCTTTAACGCTTTTGCGGCTGACCACTTCTTTCTTTTCCATGGTCGGCTTAGCCAGGATCTGCTTTTTAGCCATGGCTGACATCGCCGGTTTCATGCCACCTCTGGCCAATTTAGTCATGGGTTTGCCGGGGTGCATGGCACCTTCATGCTTGTGCACGGCGGTTTTGACCATCGCCTTGTCCACCTTCACGTCTTTGTGCGCGCCACCTTTGGCGTAGTTTTTGGCACCTGCGCTTGAAGGGAATTCGAACTCTTTTACATATTTAACAGGCATCGCCAGCTCCTATTTGCAATTTCAAGCTTGAATCTTTTGAAACTTAACTTGCAGCGTAAGTTTTTATGCACTCTAATGCGATGGTATAACTGTCGCCTGAAGACTGATCGTGTGTGGTGAAAAGTATGTCGCCTGTTTTTCCCGCACCCGCGTTATTTTGCAAACCACCCATTGAAGAAAAATCCAGTAAGTAAAATGTATTCTGCGGAATCATGTAAAAGAAAACACTGGATGAAGCGCCCCAGAGCATTCTGATATTCATGCCGTGACAAGATCCCCAAACGCGATTGAGTTTCACGCCATTACAAGCGTTGCCGGAAGCGTTGGGACTTAAAGCTGAAACATCAACCTTGACAACGCCAGATTCGCCGGTTCCGTCTGAGATGTTCGTGAATAGCTGTACAACTAGACGTTCACCATCAAGCAATGTTTGAGAAGTAACTGCATCAGCCATGTCGATTTCCTCTTATTAAACCAAGATCACACCTTATCAATTTTCAGGATCACCTTGTTGCTTTAGTTCTGGGGTGTTTATTTTGCTTAACCAAAAATTACACTCCTGAATAGCACCAGCGACCGCATTTAGATTTGCTTCCATCTGCCGTCGCTGGCCTTCTAAAGCCTCCAAGCGTTCTTTAAAGTCTTGCTCGGTCATACCTGTGCGGTCGACAAGTTAATGTAACGAATAGCCCCATTAACCAAAATACGGAGTGAACCCGTTACTGCGCCCGGAGCCGCTGTGCAAAACATTACGTTGCCGCTTGCACCAGAACTCACATCTTTCGTTGTGGTGCCGACAGAAAACAAATTCAACACGCCAAGGCTGTTTTGAGCTTCGTCACCAAAGCCGATAAACGCCGTCGGACGAGTAGCTCTTGAACCTGTAAAAGAAGTGAAGTCAAAAACTGCACCGTAGCAAGCTCCTGTGTTGGTGCTTGCACCCACATCCACCACTCCATACACGGCGGTGTTTAATCCGGAAAT